GGTGTTGAGAGAATGTACCTAAAGTACCAATTAACACAGGCAGACTTAGATCGTGGTAGTGCAAAAGGTACTAATGGTGTTGGTATAGTAACCACTACCGCTACATCTACAAATATAAGTGGTTATGGAACAACCACATCAAGATTTTATGAAACTTCTAATTTTATTCAAGTTCCCGATTCTGTTATTGGCGTAGAAAAAATATTTAAGTTTGATACTAGTTCAATTTCTGGTGGAATGTTTAGTATTAAGTATCAATTGTTTTTAAATGATCTATACTATTTCAACTCCGTTGAACTTTTACAATATTCAATGGTAAAAACCTATCTAGAGGATATTGACTTTTTACTGACTACCGATAAGCAAGTAAGATATAATAAAAGACAGGACAGATTATATCTTGATATTGATTGGGGAGCACAATCTCTCGGAACTTATCTTGTTTTAGACTGCTATAGGATTTTAGATCCAGATACTTATACTAATGTTTATAATGATAGTTTTATAAAAAAATATCTAACAGCATTAATTAAACGTCAGTGGGGTCAAAATCTAATTAAATTTAGAGGTGTTAGACTTCCAGGTGGAATTGAACTGAATGGTAGAGAAATATATGAGGATGCTGAAAGAGAACTAGAAAGTATTAAGCAAGTTATGGCCCTTGAATATGAACTCCCACCTTACGACTTTATTGGATAATGGCACTTAATCCCTTTTTCTTACAAGGATCACCTAGCGAACAAAGACTGGTACAAGATCTTATCAATGAACAGTTGACGATCTATGGTGTAGAAGTCACTTATATACCAAGAAAATTTGTAAGAAAACAAACCATCATTGAGGAGATACAATCATCAAGATTTGATGATAACTTTTTAATTGAGGCATATGTGAATACTTATGAGGGGTATTCTGGTGCCGGAGACATTTTAACAAAATTTGGAATGAGTTTGAGGGACGAACTTGTCATAACAATATCCAAAGAAAGATTTGAAGATTTTATTGCTGCGTTTTTAGCAGCAATGCCAGATGATGAAATTGAATTATCAACTAGACCTCGTGAGGGAGATCTTATTTATTTTCCATTGGGTCAAAGACTTTTTGAGGTTAAATTTGTAGAGCATGAACAACCTTTCTATCAGTTAGGTAGAAATTATGTTTATGAACTGAAATGTGAATTGTTTGAATATGAAGATGAAGTTCTTGATACTTCTATTGACGAAATAGATACAACAATTCAAGATACTGGATTCATAACTACTCTAAACTTGATTGGACTTGGAAGAACTGCTACTGCCAATGCCAATTTAAGTGCAACTACAGGATATATCAGACAAATTTTTCTCAATAATGATGGTAGTGGATATACCGGATCACCAACTGTTGCGATTTCAACAGCACCATCTGGAGGAATCAATGCCGCAGCAGTTGCTATTACCACAAATAAAGCTGGCATTTATTCCATAGAACAAATAATATTAACAAATGCTGGATCAGGATACATTGCCCCACCAACTATAACAATCACTGGAGGAAATGGAATTGGTGCAGCAGCCACATGTTCAATAGAAAGTGAAGTTCGTGGAGTTATCAGTTTCACATTAACTGACACTGGCGTAGGATATTCAACCGCACCATCAGTTTCAATTTCTTCTCCTGGAATTGGAACAACAGCAACAGCGGTGGCAATTATCAATCCAGATACTCAAGTTTCATCACTCAGAGTAACAAATACAGGAGTTGGTTATACAGTCACACCAACAGTCACTATCGCATCACCACCATTAATTACTGGTTTAGGTACTTACAGATTTAATGAGGTTGTAAGAGGATTAACTTCGGGAACAGAAGGAAGAGTCAAGTCTTGGGATTCGGATACAAAAGTTCTTAAGGTTTCTCTTGTTGGTATCGGTACAACTGTCAGTGGATTTATTCCAGGAGAAATTGTTATTGGAACAGCATCTACAGTTTCAGCGGCATCTACTTCTGATGGATATGCTCTTTATACTATTAAATCTTATGATCATAGGGACATATATGATAAATATGAACAAAACGACGAAATTGAAGAAGAAGCAGACACCTTCATAGATTTCTCACAGACAAATCCATTTGGAAGTTACTAATGCTAGGAACCTATTTTTATCACGAAATCATTAGGAGGACTGTCATTTCTTTTGGCACAATCTTTAATGATATCCACATTCGCCACAGAAATTCCAATGATGGTGAAATTAGTGATATGAGAGTTCCTCTGGCATATGGTCCAGTTCAAAAGTTTTTAGCAAGAATTGAGCAGCAACCAAACTTAAATAAGGCAACTCAAATATCTTTGCCAAGAATGTCGTTTGAAATGAACTCCATTCAGTATGATCCAACTAGAAAGGCAGGCGTTACTCAAACCTTTAAAGCATCGGATGGCACAAACCTAAAAAAAGTTTATATGCCAGTCCCATATAATATTGGATTTGAAGTTAATATTTTAACAAAATTGAATGATGACTCTCTTCAAATCGTAGAACAAATACTTCCTTATTTTCAACCATCTTTTAATTTAACTATTGATCTTGTAGATTCAATTGGAGAAAAGAGAGATATAAGTGTTGTTTTGGATAGTATTTCTTTTCAAGATGATTATGAAGGAGATTTTTCAACCAGAAGAGCATTGATTTATACTTTACAATTTACTGCTAAGACCTATATGTTTGGTCCAATCGCAGATACTACAGATGGACTCATTCGTAAGGTTCAGGTTGATTATTATGCTGATACAAATAGAGAAACTGCAAAGCGTGAATTAAGGTATACTGCGTCACCAAAAGCACTCAAAGATTATAATAACGATGATGTATCTGTTTTAAAAGAAGCTCTAACCAAGACAGAAACAAGATTAACAATTACTACATCTACAGGAATGTCAGCAGGAGATAGAATCATTATTAATAGTGAAATTATGAAGATTGTAGAAGTTATTGACGGAACAACCATTGCGGTGAAGAGAGGATATGATGGAAGTTCCATTACAACTCATTTAGAAAGTACATCAATTGACAAACTAACTGCCGCTGATGATGCTCTAGTTGATATTGATGATGACTTTGGATTCAACGAAAATCTATTCTCATTTACAGATTCTAGAGACTTTAGCCCATCTAGAAGTATAGATATCTAATAGATTGGTAAAATCATGGCAAATAAGTTTGAAAAAATTGATGAAGCACTGAATGTTGAAAGTAGCATTGTAGAAGTAGATAGTAACTACAAACCTACTTTAGATACCGTTAAGGAACTGAGTAATGACATTAAAAAAGATTATGAATATACTCGTGCAAACTTATATTCGTTGATTGAAAAGGGACAAGAAGCAATTAATGGCATTATGGAACTGGCAGGAGAGGGTGGTTCTCCCAGAGCATATGAAGTTGCTGGACAATTAATCAAATCAGTTGGTGATGTAACTGATAAACTTATAGATTTACAAAAGAAATTAAAGGATGTTGAAGAAGATACAGTAAAAACAACAAACAATGTCACAAACAATGCTTTATTTGTTGGATCAACATCGGAGCTATCAAAATTACTCAAGCAAGGTTTTCTAAATAATAAAGAATAATCTTGTAGTTCAATGAGTTGGTCTAAAAAATATAAAAGATCAATTGATTGTGATAGTCCAAAAGGATTTTCTCAAAAATCTCATTGTGCTGCTCGTAAAAAAAGACAAAGAGGCGAAGTGACTAAATCAAAGTCTCCCTTTTCTGAAGCAAAGGAACCACAAACTTTTACAAAGTTTACTCATAAAACAAAGCATTTACCAAAATCTCAACATCAACTTGATCCAAATCTTGATCTAAAGCAATTGGTTCATCATGCGGTTAAGCAATATGTTGATAGAGATGCTGATGGTGATGTGGATGTTTATGACAATCCAAGTAGAAAAACTCCAGATGAAAATGTAATGAGTGCTCCGGAGGGTGCAAAAGTTGCTTCAAAAAAACTTATTGCTAAACAAAAAGGAGAATTGAAGCATACTAGAGTTGGTATGGCTTATGAAGAAACTAAATCTGGGGATGAGGGACTTCGTGATTGGTTTGGTAAGTCAAAGTCTTCCGATGGAAAATCTGGATGGGTTCAACTAGGTGGTAAATGGGCAGGAAAACCTTGTGCTCGTCAACCTGGTCAGACTTCCACTCCAAAGTGTGGAAGTTCAAAAATGAAAAAAGATCTCTCAAAAGATGAAGAAGAGTCAGCAAGAAGAAGAAAGAATAGATTAGATCCAAACCAACCAGAGAAAACTGGTGGAGTAAGTCCAACAAATGTCAGAACAGAAGAAATGAATCTCCAAGAAGTAAAAGATAAACCAGGAAAAGGCAGCGGCAAAAAAGACGCTTGCTATAATAAAGTAAAATCAAGATACAGCGTTTGGCCAAGTGCTTATGCTTCAGGAGCACTTGTCAAGTGTCGTAAAGTAGGTGCTGATAATTGGGGAACCAAATCGGAGCAAGTTAATATGGAAAGATATTGCCCTAGATGTAAAAAGAATGAACTAAGAGATGAATGTAAGTATGGTCCAAAATATTGGGATACATATTCTTTACCAATTAATTTGTCATCAGTGGCAATGTCAAATCCTCATTATCATGCGAATAGTCCTCACCCAGCAAATGAGGAAAAAGATCATGAGTATTCAATGGCTCGCTCTGAACTCTCAACAATTATTTCTGCAGCGAAGCGTTTAAAGAAAAAAATGAAGGGTGAGGGAAGCATTGAGGCATGGGTACAATCAAAAATTACTAAAGCGGCAGATTATATTGATACCGCAGCAGATTATGTTGAAAGTGGTGAGCATAATGTTGAAGAAGCAAAAAAATGTTGGCCAGGATATGAGAAAAAAGGAACACAAAAACTATTTGGAAAAACTTATAATCGTTGCGTAAAAAAAGAGCAATTTTCAAACTGGAGAGAAGAACTTTCTGAAGATTGGCAATCAGTAAATCGCAAAGATAAAACTGATGGTCTTAGTCAGAAAGCTGTAAATGCTTATCGTCGTGAGAATCCAGGTTCAAAACTTCAGACTGCTGTAACTGAGAAAAAACCAAAGGGTAAAAGAGCAAAGCGTCGTAAAAACTTTTGTAGTCGTATGTCAGGAATGAAAGCAAAATTGACTTCCGCTAAGACTGCTAGAGACCCAGATTCAAGAATCAACAAAGCCCTCCGTCGTTGGAACTGTAACTAAAATGAAATCTTTTCAACAATTCTTATCAGAAAGCATCAATATCGCTGGAGATTTCAATGGAAATCTTTATATGAATGGTGAATCTCAACCAGAGCAAGCAACCGAATCTTTTCTTGCTGATGTAGTTTGGGAAGGAAAACTATATCGCATTGAAGTTGAAGGTAAGATGATGAACAAAAACGCTCTCACAGAACAACTTCAGGGTGAATATCCTGGAGCAATTGTTCATAACATTTACCCATCACAATCACAAAGTTCTTTAAGAATTAAAAATACGCAAAGATATCAACCAGAAAGATTGTCTTGGAGTGAGTGATTAATGGCACAATTTAATAAAAATACTCAAGATTTTTTAAATCAAGAGAGAACTCTTTTTGAAGTTAATATGGTCGCCAATAAGAATGGCGAAGTAGTTACTGTTGATAATCCATTTCCAGTTACAGGAACTGTTGGAATTTCAACTTTATCGACAGTATCAGTAACTTTGCCATCAACATCTACTGATGCATTTGGTAGACAAAGAACTTCAAGTCCATTAACACTTTTTGACAGTTCTCACAGATATAGAGATAATAATCTTTGGAGTGGTTTAGTTATTGGTGCTGGTTCAACAGTTGGATTTGTAACTGCACAAGGTTTGATTAATATGACTGTTGGTGTTGGAAGCACCGCATCAATCATCAGAGAAACTACAAAAGTATTTTCATATCAACCAGGAAAATCATTACAAGTAATGAATACCTTTGTAATGAACCCAGCAAAAGCAAAT